CTGGCTTTATAGCTGGTCCTACTGTTCTATTTTTCTTCGGTGGTGGTGGTTCGTTTGCTTCATTTTGTCTTTTCATAAAATCTTCTATCTTTCTAAAAGTAAAGAGTCTTAACCAAATGGGCATATTATAGACAGTTCCCCAATCGTACCCACCATTACCAAAGTATACTATCTCATGTATTTGAGAAAATAATCCTATTCTATATTCCGGAGTCAGGCCAAAAAAAGTTAAGATTAATAGGAATGTCGACGTCCTCCTCACCGCCGGCCTGATTCCTAACTTCAGCCTTCATAATAATGTCTGGTTGTATTTCTTGATATTCTGCTCTTAGCGCTCTTGCATCTCTTGCTAGCAGGTAATTATCTACAAATTCTCGAATGTCTTTTACTTCTCTAGAACCATTTACTGAGGTTATCATTCTCTTTAACCTTGTTGTTGATTCAGGAGAAGTTCCTTTATGAATTTTCTTTAATCCTGCGATCTCACTTTCAATGTTAAACTCATCACCATGTGTAAGTAATTTATAGGTTACAGTATTATCTGTGGAGGGTAATTTAAAGGTAAATTCATTAGCTCTACCTGTTACTTTATCTTCATCTATATACTTTAACTCTAAAGTTGATAGATCTACTGTTTGTTCTATCCCGTCATACATAAATTCATAATCCTTTCCGTAAGAAAGTACTCTAGCAGCAAACATCAAAGCATTTTTATCTCCTATTAAGATATCTTTATAGTTAATAGTCTTATCTACGATTAAAGATTTCATTAGTTTATCAATAACTGTACCGCTTCTAATATAGTTTTGATTTGTTAGTAGATCTTCCTCTTTAGCGGTCATATACTTCATCTCTATCATACCGCTCGATAAGGGTGAATCTTCAGGATAAAGTAAACCTTTGGAAGGTAGTTCTACCATTTCAGTGGGTAGGGAAAATTTTGATTCCATAAATTTTATTTAGTTATAACTTGTTTATACTAATAAATATACGAAGAAAAAAGTTTAGAGCCAACAAAAAACCCGGATAAAATCCGGGCCTTTATAATAAGTAAGTAATTTCCTAGTAATTTAATACGCAGTAGTCCATTGCAACTGTAATACTAATCTCTACAGCTTCATCTGAAGTCCAATCGTATTGTCCAAAGTCTCCATTTGTTAGGATAGCTCCTTTAATGATCCATTCACCTACAATGTCTCCTACGGGTCCTAATATGTTTAAAGTTAAGTCTTTTTTATAGAAATCAGAATAACCAGCTCTACCTGTTACCGATTCGTATCCTAATCTTGCCCATTCCATTACGGCTTGTGCTCCAGAAGGAGTTACTGGATCGTAAAGAGTCATGGTCATATCGTCCCATTCTCTTTTTCCTCTAATTTTTCTATATGAATTGATGTGGTCTAACTTGATAACGTTATCGGTAAAGGAAGGTGCTTTAACATTCTTAACCATGAAGGAAGGAATGTTGTCGATATACATTACAAATCTGTTCTGTACCTTTGGTTCAAAGGCTTTAAACATTATTTCGTTTGGATCTAATACTGCCATGTTGTATTTACTTTATTATAAATATATTGTTTTTAAATTATCCGTTAAAAGTTGCGCCTGTTGGTTCAACTGTAAAGTCTAGCACAATAAATTCTGCTGTTCTTGCTGGCTGAATAATATCTGACCAATTAACTGATTCCTGTCTACTACGTCTGCTGTGTTATTCGTATCGTCCATTACAACTCTAAAAGCATAAAGACCTTGTCTTTGTACTACTGATTCTAAATAAGGATTAACGATTGATAAGAATTTGTTTCTAGTAGCTACTGTGTTCTGTTCGAATACTAAGTTTCTAGCTTGATCTCCTAAGAATTTCTTAAGTTCAATTAACAATCTTCTAACGTTCACTCTATCTAAAGCTGATGCTTTAGTTTGTAATGTCTTTTGACCAAATACTGCAATACCTTGTCCAGGGAAAGTAGCGATTGGATTAACTTTTCCATCATACAATAAGTCTCTTTGACCTCTTGTCAATTTCTGTTCTGCTTGAATGATTCCTACTACTCCACCTCTTACTAGTCCTGCTGGTGCGTACCATGGTGCTGAACTATTATCTGTGAATGCATATACTCCCGGTATTGCTACTGAAGCTGGTGACCATACGTTTCTACCTGTTGCTGATTTTACCTGTACCCAAGGCCAGTAAGCAGCTGCATAAGAACTATTTAATCCTGTTGCTGTTGAAGTTACATCAGCTACTCCAGAACCATAGTTATCTAAATCTACTACTGCAATACAATCTCCTCTTTGCTCTGCTAAAGTAATAATACTGTCTAATGCGCTTCCTTGTGCTGCATTGCTGTATATAAGACCTGGTGCTGATACTATATTAAAGATGTATTCATCTTTATTGCTTAGTATTGATATTGCTGTAGAATAATCTGATCCATTTACTCCTTGTGAATCTGTATTTGAAATAGATCCAAAGTAGTTAGCAGAACCAGGTGCTATGTTTCCTGTTGCTCCGTGGAATGAACCTGATTCATTTATCGGTAATGACCCTGTATATTCGTCGCTCCTAACTGTTATACCGTCATTTAATAAGTACCCTGGTAGTGGACTGTTAACAGCAGATACATAAATATAATTTGATTTATTAATGTAGTCTCCAAAAGTTTTAACATAGTCTTTAGACCCGTCTGTTGCTGGAGCTTTATATTGTGTACCAATTTTAGACTCTATGTAATTAGATGATTGTGGATCTAATGATACATTGTTAAATGTTTCTAATACCACCTTAGCATTATGACTATCTGATCCTTTTCTGATTAGTAAGGTAAATGTACCTTTTTTCTTATCTACATTAGTTACTTCCCACCTGATGTTGTCTTCTGATCCGCTTGTTAAAACTCCTCCACTGTTTGTGATTTCGTCTCCTGCTGAACTTACTCCTGTTGAGGCGTTAAATAATGTACCTTTACCTAATGTCTTAAGAACAAAAGGTTGAGTATCAGCAGCGTCTGAAGAAGATACGTGTGTACTTGTAGCTGGAGCAAATGTTCCATTTACTACTCTAGTAACCAGCATAGTGTTACCTCCTTGTTGGAAGTAGTTCTTTACCGCTATAGATGTTAAAAATTCTTGATTAGTTGATGCTGAAATAAAAGTCTCTCCGAACTTTCTTTTGTACTCATTATAAGATGTAACAATAGTTGGTTCAAGAACAGGACCTTTTACGGTTGGGCCTAAAATAGCGGCGCCTGCTTCAACTGGAGCTGGATTGATGAAAGAGACATCATTCTCTCTTGCAAATACACCTGGGGAAATAATTGATTCTGCCATGTCTGGTCTATTTTGTTTTTTAGTTTATTATAAATATCGTTCAGGAATGTAAAACAGATAATGTATTTTGTTTTAACTTCTCTTATATAAATAGGAAAGGAGGATCTAAACCCTCCTCTCTATTCAAGTATGTTTGAAATATTTACTTTACTTCTTCAACAACTTCATCTTCAGCTCCTTTTTCCTCTACAGGTGCAGGGATAAATTCACCTTCTTTAAGGTCGATTGACCCTACTCCATATGCATCTTCTAATTCCTTAACAACCTCTTGTTCAGAAGTTCTTAATTCTTCTAGAAACTGCTCAGCACTTTCTTTTCTCTGTTCTAGGTTAATTTCAGCTAATGAAATTTGCCCTAGCTCTTGAATTAGTGCAGCATTCTTGTTCTGCAGATCTTGTAACTTTCCAAGCTCTTCTTTACTTAGTTTTGTGTTTGCCATTTTCTTTTTAATTTAAAACTTTAATTTAATCGATTAATTATTATATAATATAAGAATAAATAGTATACGAAACAACTATTGTCTAATATATTTTACTATTGATGGTGGATTCTTATTATACTCTATATTTGCTGCTATAATACTCTTTAGTGATGCAATTAAACTCTGATTTTCAGAGGATACTTGGTCTGCCAATTCTGCTTTAACCCATTCTTGAACAGTTTCTTGATTTAACTCATCAAATGAAGTAAAAGAAGATAGATCGTCTGTTGAAATATACAGTGTATCTGTATGTGAATCTCTGTACTGTATGTTGTTGTAAGTCTCCGAACCTTCTAATGTATATGTAATTTCATGAACTACATCATTACGGGTGTTGATGGGTTCTTGTTTGTCTGATCCTGTTGGATAGACGTTTACGTGGTTTATGTGCCAGGTGTATGCAACTGCCATAGTGTATTGTTTATTTAATATAAATAGTCTACTCTTTAATTAAGTGTATAGATGCCCAGTTTTCTACTATCTTACCGTTTGGGAGTTTTCTATTACCGAATGTAATTTTATCTACAGGTATGTCTGCGTATACTCTGCACTCTTTTACTTGCTTTGTATACCTACCTTTATCTCTATTACTATATTTAAAATCAAAATCCTCTTTAGTGCTACTCTGTAATGAATCAGATTCTTCTCCTATTGTTCTAAG